CGTACCGCCTATTTTGGTAATAGAGGCTGAGTTATATACCTGAGTATCATCTAAGCGCCATACGGCGTTATAGTAAGTAATCTCGCTACCGTCATCATTGAAAACTACAGGCGGGATAGTTTGAGAGTCTATGCAATAGGCGCGATCTTTAAGATTTACTGATCCGCGAGCATCCATATAGATAGCACCGTACTCGGATATTGAGGCGGTTTGTAGAGCTGATAAAGCCGTACGTAAGGTGCCCGGGTCTGCCTGAAAAATAGTGTCGCCGTACTCGATCTCGCGCATCGATGGAGGCCAAGCGATCTCGTCGAGGATAGCGTTTACGCGCTCGCCGGGTAAGTCACCCGCTGAGGCGAGGGTTACGTTTGTGATCTGACTATTTTGGAAAAGCCTAAAGCCGTCTACCGCGGTAATAGTCGTGTATACGACGTCCGTAGCCATCTTAGGAGTCGTAGTCGTGTAGCTAGTAATAAAGCCGCTAAACATAGGGTACTCGGTGCCGTTATAGGTACCCGTGATTTGTACCTTACGCATAGGAGTAAGTAAGCCGTAATAAGGGCTATTAGGATTTTGAGGGTTAAAGTCGCCGTTTTGATCGACGATCCTAAGAGTAAGAGTGCCCGTCTGAAATACATCGGCCTGTAAGTTACGTCCGCGCATAGTCGTAACGCTATCGACTACGTTAGATATATCGACGATAAGGGTATTACTATCGGCTAATACGTTAGTACCTAAAATGCCGCTATCTAAAACCATGGCCGCACCAAAAGAGGGCCCGGTAGAAAAGTTAATAAGCGCGTTAATTACAGGTACGGTCATGCGACACCCGCCGTAAATAGTGGATCACCCTTACGGTTTAGCTCTTGGATCGTCTCTTGGAGCAGAGCAGAAAACTCATCTTGAGAGGCTATCGCCCCTGCATTGATAGTGACCGTATAGGTATTACCTAAGCCTCCACCGGGATTTACTAAGCCGGGATCTACATAAAAATCCGGTGGTAAATTAATAAAGCCCGGCATTTCCTCCCCGTAAGACGGACTTGGGATCGCCGCTGCCGGTGGAGGAGTGTAGATTGGGTATGGCGGTATTGATCTAATGGCCGTTGCTAAAGCCGCTACACCCGCAATAGCTGAGGCGTTGGCCTCTGCCTGAGCCGCTGCAACCGTAGCGATACTGTCTAATTTAGCCGTAGTTAGATCGGCATCGGCGGTAAGTGCCGCTACGTTAGCCTCGGCCTCTGCCGCTGCCAAACTTCCCACCCCATCAATAGCCAATACATTAGACTCGGCTTTTGCAGCTGAGACCGTAGTAATGCCTTGTAATGTAGCCGTAGTTATATCTTGCTCGGCCAAAAGTGCCGCATCTGTTTTAGTTTTAAGCCCTGCAAAATAATCGGAGGTAGCTTGATCCTCGGCCGCTTTACGAGCTGCCTCCGCCTCTGCCATCGCTGCATCATCGGCTAATTGCGCCTCTTTACGAGCTGCCGCGATCTCCTCTACGGTCTTTAACCCAGCGGCTAACGCGATCTCATCGGCTACTAATTGCGCTGCCGTAGTAGTTTCAATAGATGCTAACTCTAAAATCTCAAGCGTACTAATCTGAGTTTTCTTTGAGTAAAAGCTCAAATCATTTAGGCCGCCTTGCTTAGTGAGAGCATCGTTATATTTAGCAAAAGCCTGAGCCTCGGCCGCATCGGCGGCATTAATAGCCGCTAACTTAGTTGCATCCTTAGCCGCTTGATCTGCCCCTGAGGCGTTAATAGCTTTAATTTTTGCATCTTTAGTAGCCTCGATCTTAGAGAGCTCTGCCATTAAAGTTTCGTTAAGCCCTAGTAACTCGGTCTCAGTAATGCCCTTAAGGCCGTTTAACTTCTCGGCTTGCTTAGCCTTTGTAAGTATCCCGAGCTGCTCGATACGATCTAAAGCCTTTGTACCGTCCTCATCCTCGATAGCCATCATGGCCTCAAGGCGTAGGCGTGTCTCTTTATCGTATGTAGCTCTTAAAGCTGCCGCAATAGAGATACGAGTAGTATCAAATTGAGCAGCGGCCTTATTAAGAGATATTTCGTTTTTCTTAGCTAGCTCGGCTTTTTTCTGTAGCGCTAGTAATTCTTTTTGGCGCCTTAGCGCCTCTTTATCCATCTTGGCCTTTTCGGCGTTAGCTTGCAGATTTTTTAGATCCTGAGGTACGCCTTGAGGGAAACCGCCTTGGCGGCCTTTAACCTGATCTACAAGATTACGTAAGTTACCTATAGATAATTTACCTAAATAGTTTCGAGTCCCTCTAAAAAGATTTTCTAATACCCCAGCGCCGGGTAAATCTGAGAAAAAATCTTTTAGATCTTTACTAAGTACTCCAAAATTAGTAATAAGCCCCGCTACAGAGTCGGCCGCGTTATCGACCTTATCGATGAGCTTATCCATACCGCCGGATGATGTAGCTAGAGATGATACGAGCGCTTGCCCGATCTGCTCGCTTGCTTGCTCAGCTGCGATCTTGAGGCGGTTAAGTGAGCCCTCGTAAGAGTCTGCCGCGTTTTTAGATTGGCCGGCGTATTGATCGGCGATTAACTTTTCTACCTCGAGATATGACTTAGTAGCGAGCTCCGCATTTGTATAACCTAGATTTAATTGCTTGAGGCCTTTGTAGTTACCTACATATGCTTGGCTTAATATTTTTGTGGCCGAGGCTAAATCCATACCCGTACCGGCGCTAACATCAAGCGCGGTATTAAGCATATTTTGAGCAAAAGTAGTAGAGCCCGTTACCTGAGCTAATTCAATAAATGAGGGTTGTAGCTGATCTCGATTTATACCGGTTACCTTTTCAACGGTATCTATATAGCCCTCAGCCTCAGCGGTAGCAAAATTAAAGCCGAGATTACGTAAAGCGGTATCTAAACGCTTAGCCTCGGCGATCTGCTCGCCAAAAGCTGATACGGCTTTTTTAGAGTAGCCTAAAAGAGCAGCGGCACTAAAGGTAACGCCAAGGGTACGGCCTAAGCCCATAACGGTTTTATTAAACTTGCTTATCTGAGTAGTGCCCTTATTAAGAGCTTTACCGTTCCACTCGGCTACCGCCGATACGATTAAATTAGGTAGCGCCATTATGCGGCCAAACCGTAGCGACCGGCGTTAAAGTTATAGATCGTAGACTCGATAGCTTTATATACGGCATCTTGAGCTTTACCCTCGTCCTCTTTCCAAGCGCGATAGATCATACGACCGCGCTCGGCTTGCTTGTCTCCATAAAGAGGCCCCATACGGCTAACAAAGTGAGCACCTGCTCCCGGGTTATTAGATCGGTAACCTCGGTTAGATGGCTCCTCAGCTCGCCCAGCGGTTTCATAAATAGCACCCGCGGCAGATTTATTAGCTACAAAGTAAAGAGCTTGCCATCCGTTACGGTTTTTCTTACTTGGAGCCTGAGAGTAGTAAATACCTTTTTTAACTGTATCTACGTCATAGAGTGGAAACATACGAGCACGGCCCTCAGTATTAAGAGTCCTAAACATGGAGCTACGAGCCGTAATCTTTCGCCCCACGGTGTTTTCGTTCCAGTTGTAAAGATTATCCGGCTGAGGAGATGGAGCAAACCCGCGAGCTTTATCACGGATTGGCACCATCGCCGCGCGCACTTCTTTATTCATCTCTTTAAGCATTTCAGGATCGATCTTTCGGAGTGCCTTAACCGTTTCGCGTACGCCTTTTATTGCGACTGGCATTACGGGCCTCCTCCGCTTGCTCGTTTAATACTTGAATTAACATCTTAAACATCTCGGTATCGAGATCGAGTACCGCTTGAGGCGGGATCTGTAATCGTATCGATAGTTGCGCTATCAAATGCGTTACAGAGTCCCGCCCTAGGCTAAAGGTAGATCGTCTATTACCTCGACCTTAGATAATGTATCTAAAAAGTCACCGCCAAAAACTTTTACATTTTCGCCGGTGCTCCTAATACACTCCCAAGCAAGGTAGTACAGGTCGGTCTGTTTTTCATCGTCACGAAAAGCACGGTGAAAACCTTTTTTTGCATACAATTCAAAGGCGTACTCGATCCGTGGAGTAATCTGATGCTCAGTTACTTCACCGGTAGCCCTTGTTATTTTGAGTCGTGCCATTTGATTGCCCCTTTGTTAGTTTGTTATACGGTTATGTCTACGACGATTGGAGAATTACAGGTAAATGTAATGCTCTGGGTTGAGATGTCCCCGACGGCGCCATTAATGTCGGTCGTGTTATTGACCAAAATCGTAGTTTGGTACTCAGGGTTGCTTGCTGAAATTGCCGCGCTTGTCTGCTTTAGCGTAATAGGTACTGTTGTACCCCAAGCAGCTTGCAAAGTCTGTAGGACTTCACCGGTAGCCGTGTCGTTTAGAAAATCTAGAGTGATCGTCGAGGTCTCTAGTCCCTTGGTGTACTTACGAGCTGAGTCGCCCATCGCCGTGACCTCTAATTCTTCAAAAACACGGTTAATACTTGCGCTCGTTACTCTATCTGAGAGATCGACCGAGTTAAGGGTTACGACCACTCCATTACTTAAGAATATGGCCATGGCCTATTCCTCGCTTTCGGTTGTAGGTGTTGGTGTTTCGGTTTTTACTTTTGTTACTTTGACCGGTGCAGGCTCGTCCACGATCTGCCCGATCTTTCGCAAAAACTTTAGATCATCCTCTGTATATGCCATTGTTTACTCCCAGCTACTCAGTATTGATACATTAATATCAACGGTTAATAGGTCTCCACTTTGTACAGATAAAACGCTAGGAGCGCTTACGCTGCCAATATTCATTACGATTGATGAGGCCGCTAGTTTATTAAATACGGCTACTAACATCGTCTCGATACCTTGTAAATTACCTTGGTTATCGTAGAGCGGTGTCGTTAAAATAACTTTCAGGTTAGCCATAGGCGAGATCGTTACATACTCATTGTTATTAGGAGTGAGGTAAGGATCTGCCGGTGCAACGATTACAGAGTTA